CCGGCAATGCCGCTTTTCGAGAGATTCTGAATCTCCGAGCGGACTTGCTTGGTGCCTTCGACGGCCTTCAGGGTCTCAAGGCTGACCGTCCCTTCGATTATGAATACGTGACTTCCACCCATGCTCGAACTCTTCGTAGCGGCGGGCTTTAGCCCGCCACTGGCGACTCTTCGTCGTGGCGGGCTTTAGCCCGCCACTGGCGACTCTTCGTCGCGGCGGGCTTTAGCCCGCCACTGGCGACCTGAAGGTCGCCTCTACCTCCTTCTGGTTTTTCGCCTTTCCCGCCCGCCAACCGCAAATGCAATTCCCCGCCGCGCGGATCAGCCAAGCGCCACACTCCGGGCACCGCCGATGCTCCCGCGTGAACCGCTCCCGCGCGATCTCGATTGCCCGTAAACCCGCCGCCGTATCGGCATGCAGAACCCGGGCCAGGTCGGGCACCTGCCTCAGCCTTTGTTCCAACGTGAACAGGAACTCCAGCCAGGCCCGAAACGGCGCCGGGATCTCCGGCCCTGGTGGTCTTTCCTCCGCGTCCTCTGGCGTCTCTGCGGTAGAAGCGCTAGCCGCATATTCGAGATACCTCGCGGCGTAGCCTTCGAGTTCGGCCGTCTTCCGTGCGACTTCAATCACTGGCATGGGAAGCCTCGGGACTCGCGACTCGCGACTCGGGACTCGGCGGTTGGACATCCTCCAACTCCACCGCCTCCTGGGCAAACAAGGCGCGGATTGCCGCGCTCTTGTGCGGCACATCCATTTGAACTTTCAACTCTGAACTTTCAACCTTGTATCCTTCCACCGAAAGGATCAATTCATCGTAGAGCGCGATGACTGTGGGCAGGACGGGCAAGGCGCGGCTTTCGAGTGGCTGATCTTTCGGGTGACGCTGTCCCCCGATTCGCTTAGTCACCAGGGCGCGGCGTTCCACCGCTTCGCGGAAGCGGAGCTCGTGCTCCACCAGCGGCCGGCGGAAACGGTGGACGAGCGTCGGGAAGAACTGCCCATTCCACCAGGCTTCGAGTTTCACCGCCACGGCTTCGCTATCGCCTAGGATGTCCTGATCCTCCGCCGCTTGCACCTGGTCGAGTCCCGCCACAGCCTTTACGCGATGCTCGAGCGGAACGACACTTAGGGACTCGGGACTCGGGACTCGGGACTCGGGACTCGGGTATCCCTCCACGCGCCGGATCAGTTTTTGCCACAACGCATCGCTCGCGGTGCGCGTGGCAGCCCGGGTCTCTAGCTCATCTTCTCGGAAGATCACCGTGGGCCGGAGCGCGCGTTCGTACTCCAACCAATCGGCGGCGGCCGGCGGAGTGAAATGGTGGACGAACCGGCGTCCTTGGCTACCCAGCAGGACAACGGTCCTCTCCCCGGCAGATAGGTCGAGCAGATTTTGGATTTCTACTGGTTGTTCTTCTTCGGCCATTGCTTTCTCCTTCCTTTTTGAGATTTCGCCCCGCAGACTTTCTCTATGTCTCTGCGGTTTTCTTCTGCCCCCGAGCAAGGGGGGGGGAGGGAAATCTCCGGGAAGCAAGGCCCGAAGTCTTTCTTGGCCGGGACCGTAGTCCGTCCCGGCCTTGGTTTTCCTTCTGACTTCTGACTTCTGACTTCTGACTTCTGTCTTCTACGTTCCCAAATACGCTACTTCCGTGTTCTGCACCACCACGGTGGCCACTTCTGCCGCCGTCGGCTGGAAGACTTTGGGCTGCAAGTCCCACGCCACAAAGTTCCCTTCCTCCACTACCTTCGCTCGGCGATATCGCATGTTCGGCACGTAGATATCGAGGCTGTGATGATACGTGCTGGTGATGACATCACCCTCGACCGTGATCCGGAGCCCTTGCAAGTCGTCATCACCGAAAGGATGCCCCGTACCGAAAATATCGTCCGTAGCGTCGGCCAGGAGCCGCAGCGAAGCCGTCACGGTACGCCGACCCATCCAGGCACGCCCGCGATAGAGGCCCGTGCCGGGATAGTATCCCCAGTCACCTTCCAGACCGTTCGCCAGATCGATCGAGACGGAAGCCACGCGCGGCGCCACCGATTGCTCGCCCCCCGGCGTGCCAATCTTGATATCCAACCCCGCCTCGCGCAGGTATCCCAACTCCAGCACGGTTGCCAGGGCGGGGACATTCGCCAGATCGGCGTTTAGGTATTGTCCCGAACCCGACCAGTTGGAATTGAGCTGGATGACCGGCTGGCCGCGGGTGTAGGCGATGCCGAAGTTACTGCAGATGGCGCCGTAAGTCTTCTTGGCAAGTTCCGCCGCGGGCTTGAACCAGTGCCCGGTCGAAGGCAGATCGTGCCCGGCGATCACGCGGTCCTGGAAGATGATGGTGTGCGCATAGGCAGCGGGTGGCCCGGCGCCGAGTAGCACCGTATCCACATCCGCCAGGGCGAAGGCCGCGCAATAGCCCGCAAGCAGCGCGCTGAGGCGGAAATTCAACGCATAGTCAATGGCCTGGCGGGTCTGGAATTCCTCGGTGGCGAATTCGGACCCTTTCCAAGCCTCCTCTTCGTTATCCACCATCGTGCGCACCACCTCGGGATCGTCAAACCCCAGAGGCGTGGTCCCGCGGGTGAATTTGGCGTCCGCCAGGCCCGCGCCGTAGCTCGCCTCCTTGAACGGCCCGAAAGCGAACCGCGAAAGGTATTTCAGTTGCGGATTGAAAGCTCCCATGATTGTCTCCTCTTCGTAGCGGCGGGCTTTAGCCCGCCATTGGCTCCTTTTTGTAGCGGCGGGCTTTAGCCCGCCATTGGCTCCTTTTCGTAGCGGCGGGCTTTAGCCCGCCACTGGCGGCCTGAAGGCCGCCTCTACTTTCAACTCTTGACTCTTGACCTGCTCGAAGAATCCTGTCTTTTCCAAAAATACCAGCCATTCCCCGCGGGTGCATTTGAAGGGCTCAGCGTCTCGGCGGTAACTGCCCGCAAAGCGCGTCCGGCCCAACGCCACATAATCCGGCGCCGTGGCCTTGAGCTGGAAGACCACCCAATCCTCCTGCCGCCCCGGCTGGCCCTGTACCATATGGTGGCAGGACTGGCCGCTTTCAACTTTCAACTTTCGACTTTCGCCTCTCTTCACGTCACGAACTCCCCGGTGCGCAAGACGAGTTCCGCATAATGCACGAGCAGTCCACCGAACATCCGATGATCGACCAGGCGCACCCGGATGCGGTCGCTGTCGTGCGCGTGCGGCACGCCCGTAACCGTCAGAAAACGATTGGGCTGAAAAGTGTTCCGGATAACCTCGATCAAGTCCTGAAAAGTCTTCTCCGTGTTCGCGGAATCGTCCAAGGACATATAGCCGTGAATCACGAGGGAGTGCCTATCCTCAGTCGAGCCGGGCCAATCGACACAGTCCGTGGCCTCGCGGGTAATCGTCCAGGCAAGGATGCGGTTGTCGGACTTGAATAACGCCTTGAATCCAGCATCGTCCGCCGCCCAGCGTTCGTATTTATGTACGTTGCCAATCCCGGTGATGCCCCCCAGGATCGTGCCCACAGCGTCGATCATGTCAGCGAGGCTCATAAAATCCTGATGCTTGTCACTCAGCCGGAGGCGGCGCCTACCGCCTCCTTGATGCGCTCCGTGACAATCTGAATTACGTCCTGGCGGTGTTCGGTGAATGCCCGGCCAAACATATGCACTCCCGGAAAGCCTTTCTTACCAATCGACCGCGCCACTCGCCAAGCCAAGTCGTAAAGTTTGTCCCGGCTGATCACTCGCCGACGCTTTTTCAGCCGCCGGCCGGCTAAGGCCGGCTCCGCCGAGGTGATGGTCACTGTCGTTCTCATGCCGCCGACTGCATCGCGCATCTTTTTCATAATCCAGGGGATCAAAGCCTCAGCGGGCGGCATCCTAGCGCCGGGGGTGCGGCCTTCCTCCACCACCAGAGCGTAGCGGTCGGCGGGTGGAGATACGGCCACCACGCCGCGTACTGTCGCCGGCGTGCCGCGCAATTCCGAAAAAACCGATCCGAGCAGGGTCCCGGTGGCGCTGGCGCTGCCATGTCCGCCCGGGCGTCCGGCCATGATGTTCGTCTTCACCGCATTTTCGAGCAGCATGATAGCCTCTTGAATGCCCCGTTCGGCCCCAGCACGCACCTGCGCGGGAAAACGCTCCGCCCATTGTTCGAACCCGGTGATATCGATGGTGAGTTGTTTCTCCGCCATTGCATACTCAAACGTTGAGAGTGGCTTTTCGTAGCGGCGGGCTTTAGCCCGCCAGTGGCTTTTCGTAGCGGCGGGCTTTAGCCCGCCAGTGGCGGCCTGAAGGCCGCCTCTACTTTCAACCTCTTCCTCTCACTGCGTTCTCCGCGGATGCGTCAGCCGGTCCCAGCCCACGGAGAGATCCACATCCAGGTTCTGTACCCCGGCGGCGGGCAACACTTCCGCGCCTTTACCCAGGTGCTGGTTATAAAGCCCGCGCATTTCCTTGGCCATCGAGCGGTACTGGTCACTCTTCGTCCGATATTCCACCACGTCGGCAGAAATCGTCGGATCGCCAGTTTGGATTTTGAGTGCCGCCAATTGCTCGAAGGCCAACGCTGCGGCCAGATAGGCTACTGCATCAAAGTCCACATCGGGCACCGTACATTCGAGTGTGGCCGTGCCGCCGCCGCTGGTGGCGTTGGCGCCCGTTAACAGATACGTCAGGATCTTCGTGCTGGGGGTGGCTACCACCACGAATCTGCCGTTGAAGCTGGTGTCGGCCACTCCGGCAATCGAGACCGTATCGCCCGCCGCCGCACCGTGGTCGGTCGTCGTGGTTATCGTCGCCACATTGTTGCTGCGCACGGCGCCGCCGGGCGCGGCGGCAATCGTCAGCGCCAAAGTCGAGGCGATCTTATGTTGCCGGGTGTAGGTTACGCGCACCGTGTCGCTCGCGCTTGGCGTCTCATCCAGCAACCGCAGGACCTTGCCTGTGGGGTTCTGATAGATTGCCCATTGGTCGCGATCGAGTAATTCCGCCTCCTGATTGTCCGCATCGTAGGGATATTCGACGGACTTGATCTTTGAGAAACCTTCCTGCCAGAGGTCGGGTAACGTCAGGTCGAAACTACCCGCCCCGGTGATATCCACCACCGTAAGATTTGGCCGATCGTTCGAGTAGAAGGCGGCGGCCTGGCGCAGGGCGGCGTCTTTATCGGTCTGCGCCAGGTTCGCCACCGCATCTTTCAGCAGCAAATCGAGCCGGGTGCGAAAGTCAGCCAGCACTTTTGCCATCGGACCATCTCGTCAGCAACCCATCGGGCCATCAGTATTGTCAATGAACCGATGACCCAATGGATCAAGCAATCAAGTTGAGAGTTAAAAGTTGAAAGTTAACTCCTTCAACTTTCAACCTTCGACTTTCAACCGTTCCCCTCTTACCCCACCACTTCCTTGAACATCCCGCGACAGTCCAGAATGTCTCCAGCGTATTCATGCCGGATCTTGTACTGGATCCGGTCTTGGGTGAACATCTGTCCCACCGTGGGGTTATCCGCCAGGAACAACTCCGGATTCTGCCGGCCCTGCAGGAAACCGATTTCCAGCAAGTCCACGTTGCCGCTGATATCGAACACGCCCCAATCGCTGGCGTCCGTCATCAGCGGATTGACGAAGATGCGTTCATCGTTCACTCCGAAGAGGTGGTAGTAGGGATTCGGGGTGAAGGTCGCATCGAGGTACTGGGCCTGGTTCCAGGCCTTGGCGTTCGCTTCCAGATCAATCGGGACCACCAAGAGGTACGGTCCGACCAATCCCAGCTTCTTCCCGGAATCCTTCTCCGTCATATTGAACAGCGCCTTGCGGATGACGGTGAATTCAGCCACGGCGGCCGCGGGATTTCCGAGCGCCACCGCGCCCAGGTTGCCGTGCGTGCCGTGGGCCCAGGCGAGCCCGGTGGGGTCGTAGGTGCTGTTGTTGATGAAGAAGTTCCAGACGTACTGCGCGAACGTCCGCGCGGCTGACCGCCCGGCGCGGCCTACCGTCACCTTGACGGCGCCGATGTCATCATTGATGATGGCCCGGCGAGTCAGCGTCCAGCTATTCCCCTTGGTGAAGACCGAATAACTGATCTTCTCGTCGGTGTAGGGCGCAATCTCCTCATAGGTTCCATCCTCAGCCACGGTCTCCAGGTCGCCGAAGTACCCCACCCGGATGCGTTCCTGGGTCTTGAAGTCGCTGGGCGAGGTGATGGAACTGATGATCTCGCGCTCGCGGTAATTGACCGCCGCATAGTCTTTCAACAGCAGTCGGTTGAGGGTGGCGGCGAAGGCGTAAGGGAAGCCGGCGGTGTTGAAAATCTGGATAATCCGCTCGACCTTGCTCTCCCCGCGAATATCCACATCGCCGGTGTAGGCCACGTAGGCCTCGCGGAGGCCACGGAAGCCGGGGATATCTGCGGGCAACGCCGCCCCTTGCGTGATCCGCTGGAAACCCTTGGCGTCCTCTTCCACCTTGACTTCGTGGGTGAGGCCGCAAACCTTATCGAGTGCGATTTGCAGCTTGTCCGTATCCTGCATGGTGATACGGACGGTGGGATGGGTGATGCGGCCTTCGGGCACGAGCTGCGCGTAGGCTTGCCGCACCTGCTTGATTTCCTCCGCCAGTTCTTCCGCCTTGAACTCGCGGTCCTTGAACCGCCGCTCGACTTCCGCCGCCAGGGGCACCGGCAACTTCGAGTCGGAGAGTGCCGTGCGCAATGCCGCCTGGCACTGCATCACTCGCGCCGCAGCCACGGAGGCCTTGGCATCCGCCAGGACTTTCTTGTCTTCCTCGCTGAGCCCCGGAGCGGCTTTGGCGGGTTCCGCAGGTTTCGGCAGTTCAATCTCCGCCAGCACCTGGGTTACCCGATTGAGTTTCTCTTCGTCCTTTTCCAACTTGGCAATCTCCGCTTCCACCGCCGCCGACCGCGCGGGGTCGAAGCGCTTGATCGCCTGCATGATGCGTTCGATCAACTCCTTCATGTTCCTTCCTCCGCTGTTTCCTTGCTTCGTCCCCGCAGTTGGATCTAGCTCTGCGTTCGGACTTGCTTTCCAAAAATCTTCCACGCTGGCCACCGCGCGTAGGATCTGGCCACCGCCCGCCGGGCCGGAAACCAGATCAACACTCGCCGCCGCCACAATCTGAACTACGCGACGAATCTCACGGCCGCCTTGCTTGATCGCCAGACAACGCACGAGCGCGTCCAGGCTCATCCCGGCCAGGCCGGCCGGAGCTTTCTGAATGGCGCGGAGTTTCGGCGCCCAAGTCTCCGGCTCAAGCAAATGCAACTCTCCGAGGAGCGCGGTCTCGCCGGCAGCCGGGTTTTCGATCCAGCCGATCAGATTGCGAATCGAATGTCCCCCGGCCTGATGCGCTTCCCCCGGAGTGATGTGGTCGGCGTGCGAACGCACATGCTGGAAGACCTGGGCATCACGCGCGCAAACTTCCTGCGGCCATTCGAGTCCGGCCTTCGATTCGCCATATTGCGTGATCTCGACTTGCCATACGCGCCCTTCGCCATCTCCGCCATCCCGCAGCGCCACCGCCTGGCGCACGGCCAGCAGGTTGCCTTCATTGATGCCTTGCTGTTCGCGTTTGGCGATTACCCCATTGGCGCGCTCGAAAGCCATACTCTCAGCCTCTTTCTCATTCTTCCCGTCCTTGATGGCCTGGGCATAAACGGAGTTCCAGACTTCCAGCCATTGCTGGCGGAATTCCGCCGGGACCGATTCCGGAACTTCCGCCACCGCTTGATAGGGCATGGTTATTCCTCCACCACGATCAAATAAACGTCCTCCTCGAGTAGTTCGTCCGCCGAGGTAAGCACCTTGATGCTGATTCCGTACCGGTCGCCATTCTCACCGTCCTGCACGCGATACGTCACTATCTTTTTCCGAAGTTGAAAGTCTAGAGTTGAAAGTTGAAAGCCAGAACGTCAGACCTTCGATTTTCGACTTTTGACTTCTCTCTCATCCTTCCGTCACCATTGCTTCATCCGCAAACACGGCGACGAACTGC